AAAAATAAAACTACCACCCAGGAAAATTTGAAACGAATCACCTAGAACTTTACTTACCTTAGATCCATCGGGATGATATTCGTCAAATGTACCTGTTCTGTGATTGATTGAAATTCGCTCTGCACCTGGAGTATCATCATATTCAATCACGTGACCTGATTCTGTTTCAAAGACATAGTTCTTTGGATATTGTGTGTTGTATTGTGTCTCTGGTTCACTCCACGATCCACTGATCCCAGGAATACCGGTGACACGATTATTCTTCTTCCACCCAACAATTGTCTTTTCGATACTTTCATTTCGAGCTATTCGATTAACATCAGATTCGTTGACGTATAATGGATAAACACCATCAGGGTCACTGAATCCCATGCTAGCCATCAATTTTGTTGAAGGTTTACCTTTCAATGTACCCAACACATATCCAATTTGAAGATCTTTATCAAGAAAGAATCCAAAGACTGTTGAACCTTGAACAATACCATGTCCAGATAAACCAATACCAGAGACTCCAGAACCACCTCCGTTATAACTAACCCACAATAACATGTCAGTGGGTATGAATGCTTTATTGTCTGTGTGGTAACCATAACACCGAACCTGAATTCGATCTAGTTTATCAGGGTCATCTATATTTTCAACACAACCAAAGAATGGCATAAATGTATCAATCATAATTGAGTGGTCTCTTCAAAAGCATCTTTCTGGATCATTAGTGTCTGGTAATATTGAGTGTTTGACACTGAGTGTTTAATTGAAGTAATCAAAAAACGTCCAGAGATAAAATCAGTACCTTCTTGATCACCAACACTATGTCGAATTGGTAGATAAGCATTACAAACTTTACCACACGTCAGGGATGAGTCACCAAAGACGAGAATTTGTTTTCTGTGTTTATTCGCTTCAATTTTCTTGTAATATGAAAATGTCTTATTCTTACTTGAATCATTACCAGTGTTTAATGTAAAGAAAGTTCCATCAGTGTATTGCTTGTTCACAATCTCGTTGTTATGTGTTGGATATCGACCAAGACTCTTTCGTTGATTATAAGTTGACACTTGATCATAATTGACAACTGTCATTGTCTTGGTTGTCATATTAAAGAAGACATTAGACGAACCAAGATCTCCTTCCATGATGTCATTCAGAAAATCGACCTGAGTTAAATCTGAGTAATCTTGGATAGCGTTAAACGATTCAACAGATCGTTGATTAACATCTCGAAAGATATTATGACCTTTGTAGTAATATTCGAACTCAGGTTGTTGCTGATATAATTTTTCGAGTGGATGACATTCAAATCCACGGTTTGTCTCATAGAACAAATAACCATAGTCATCTGTTTGTGATATAGCGTCTTTTAAAACGATTGAGATCGCTTGAGACGGATTAAACGCTCCTATGGTGTATGTTCCTATTCCTTTTGTAGGAGTGACGTTTAAACGCTTTATAGACGGTTTAAACGTGCGCTGAACTAGGTCAGAAACAATGTCACTTGATCTTGCTTTATATCCACGCTGTACTTGCGAGCTAACCACATTGATCATCTCAGAGGAACAGAATCGAATGATGATTCCTGTAGAGTGTTCTGTGATCATTTGATCTTCTGAAACACTATAAACCGCCATTGACAGACGAATAGGAAATTCATCGTTCCCGTTGGTATGAAAATCAATCTCGATACGTTCATTACCAACGATTGGAAAAAAGTTCTTCAAATCAAAAACAGAAACAACTGAGACAGCACCGGTAATGAAATGCTCCCAGATGCTTTCATAGATTGTAAAGTCAATAAATGATCCACGAAGATCTATTTCGTCTTGACCACTATTAACGATTGAAAGTCTATTGAGAGTATAACCACCTTCACCCATGTACATAGATTATGATCCTCGGTGAAGCTGTTTTAACAAACCTATCTGCTCTGGAATTGGTAATTTGATGTTGCGTTTAGCATCATTTAGGTTGGTTTCATATTCAAAGATTGTCACAGGTATTCGATCATATGAAGGCCAGTCACTATCAACAATAGCATTGGTCGAAGCAGAGATATAATGATGAATGGCATAAATGTCATCATACTTCCGCAATAGATATTGTTCTAAAACATATTGAGTCATTGGCCAATCTTTTGAAATATCAATAATGTTATTAACAGCACAGATAATCCAATAGTCATTGACATTGTCATACAGTCGATCAGCTATATTTTCAGGAGTATCACCATCCTTGATTGTATATGCTGTAGTTAATGATTCAAGATTCTTAATATCTTGTGAGATCTTTTGACGACGAGTAAGATCAATACCCAAGACATCTTTGCCTTGTATCTGATATGGTGATATTAATCGAAACGGTTTAAAGAAACTCATTTTAATAGCCTTCTGCAATGCGCGCTTTAGTCAGTTGTTCCATCTCTGTGAACGTCAATGTCATCTCAACACCAAAAGGAGCACCTTCTTTATGAACTGAATAAGATCCATCTGGTGTATAATCAACTTCAAATTCTGTTAGAGCACATGTTGATATCTTAAACAACCAGGGATTCTCACCAAGACGATTAAGAAACTGAATATCGAACGTCGATGGAAACAACCAGTAGTTTGATTGTTGAGGAAACTTCAATTCAGGTGCTCTATGAAACTTTAACTCCTTGACAATGTTTCGAATCATCTCCTGCTCTTCTTTATTACGTGGAGATAACTTAAACGTAAATGAGAATGTTCGATTCTGAATACCGTTAAACATTACTTCAACATACGGATTCACCATCGTGTCATTATACAGTTTTCTAGCACCAGTCAGATTCAACTGAGAGATAGCACCAGCAGTCCCTGCAAACGCATTAACCAGAGCTTCAGGAATTGTTCGTTTGACAATCTCCCAAACATCTTCTGCACCAGCCATGCTGTCAATCTGAGATAAACCAAAACCAGCATCAACAACTGCACCAGCCATACCAAGATCTTCTTGACCCCAATCAGCTTGATAATTTGATTGAATTCTTGCTGGCATAAACAAATCAATTTCAGTCGTTGTTCTGATATAGTTGTCACTGAAACGTCTTCGTAGTGAAGTACTGTTACTTCTAGACACCTGAGGTAGAATAACCTGATCTGTCTTAGGATGAACAGCTTGCTGATATCGTCCATTGGCTATGTATTGACTGCCTGAGGGAACATTGATCGAAATTCTGATCACGTTGCCAGTCCCCTCGGTCGCAAGATCCAAAGGAAAACGCAAGGATGAAAGTTTCCTTTTATCCTTCTCTAGTTTAGCTAGTATGTTGACAAACGGGTGTAGTGTGCTCATAACTCTTATTTATATTCAGGAAACAATTGTTTTTCAGTCATCACTTTAAATTGCCAACCACGAGCTTTGCAGTAAGCACGAGCAGCTTCCCATTTCGCCTGATTGACTTCGTATGTAATGACTTCGTTTAAATAAGTTGAATCTTTCTTTGTTGCTGTATTGCGTGGTGGTCTTTTTTGAGCATCTGGTTTAACTTCAATCACAGTAACAACTTGTTTCTTTGGATCTTCAGGATCTTTTGTCACAACAACAAAATCTGTAAAGTATCTGTGACATCGACCATCTTTAGGGGAGATATATTGAACAACTATCACCTCTGACCCCCATTTTAGAATATAGTCAGATGTGTCAAGTTTGAACATCAATTTCTTCTCCCAACTGCTGCGAAAATAAATTTTCTTAGGATCACCAATAATCTTCTTGGGATTTAGAGGAACATACCAACCTTGACGATTGGTCCTCTTCCTTTTTGAATAAATATCTTTGTCACTCATAAAATCACCAAAGGAGTTAGTTTGTGACCATCAAAAAGAAGAAAGTGTTCTCAACTGAAACTGAAACTCACTCAAACGCAAATGAACTAGGACTTCGCAAAAAATTCACTCCAAAAGACCTCATCTCGTTTTACCCTCTCAATGATCGTCAAAAAGATTTCTTTGAAGCTTTTAATTCTAATATTCCAGTGATTGTTCAGGATGGCCCAGCTGGTACAGGTAAAAGTATCTTATCTATTTATTCAGCGTTATCTCAGGTATTCGATCCAACAACAGAATATGAACGACTGATTGTCATTCGTTCGGCTGTTGAAACAAGAGGTATGGGATTTCTTCCTGGGTCATTGGAAGAGAAGATGCAGGTCTATGAGCAACCGTATGTTGAAATTATCAAGGATATTGTCAAATATAAGACAGCCTATGATAATATGAAGGCTCTTGGTGTATATGAATTCATGACAACCACGTATCTTAGAGGGTTGACATTTGACAATGCGATCATTGTGGTTGACGAGGCTCAGAATGCTGATATCAAGGAGTTGTCAACAATCTTCACTAGGATTGGTCGAAATAGTAAAATCATCATCAATGGAGACTCAGCTCAGGATGATCTAGCACGGAAACGCGAGAAGTCAGGGTTNGAACACTTCAAACTGATTCTAACCCACATGCCTTATGAACTCAGGA